CCAAATCAGAGTCGCTGGCAAAACCGATAAGCGTTTATCTTACGTCATCCATAACGGACACATCGCTAGCAAGATATTAAACTGGAAATGGCGTAAGTACAAAGGCATTAATCCACACAAGCGACACATACATATTAGCTTTACAAAGTTAGGCGACAAAGATGCAAGGCCGTTTGATATACCACTACTAGGGGGCAAGATATGAAGATAAGCAAAAAACAGAAGGCAATACTAAAATCATACGCACGTGGCGTATTGGTATCATTCTTAACATTTTTAGCAAGTAATGAATTAGGTTTAGACCCAGCGTTGTCTGTAATAATTGCAGCTCTCGCAGGGCCAGCAGCTAGGGCTTTAGATAAATCCGATATTGCCTATGGCATCGGTGCTAATGAAAAATGAGTCCTACCGAATGGGCTGGCTTTGGCGCTGGCGTTATGGCCGTGCTATCAGGCGGGCTAATAGGATTACGTTTTTTAGTTAAAGGCTGGCTTAATGAGTTACGCCCGAATTCTGGTAGCTCGATAAAAGATGCCGTTGACAGGATTGATCAGCGAAGTTTAAGGCTGGAGAAGCGTGTCGATGATCTATTTGTTTTAATAAATAAGTCATAATTTTAATATGGCAACCACACGTAAACGCAAAAAGATAAATAGGCGCAGGGTGCGTAGAACACCTGACCCATTATCTAAGTTAGAGGTGTTTTATATTGCCAAGCACGAAATGTATAAAGCTGCACGCAAGGCTGGTTTTAGCGAATCCGTAGCGCTCTACCTTATGGATAGTCCAGAATCAATGCCAGACTGGGTAGTAGGCGATAAGGGCATTATCCCAGTTATTCCAACTCCTAGTGAGGATGAAGATTAAGCGCATAGCGTTTATCAGTGATCTTCAAGTACCCTTCTTTAACGAGCAGGCGACTAAATCAGTAGGCCGTTTTCTGGCCAAATGGAAACCCCATCGCACTATTTGTATTGGTGATGAGATTGATCTGCCACAGCTGGGCGGTTTTAATGCTGGGACTATTGATGAAATGGTCGGCAATATAAACGATGATCGAAAACTTACACAAGAAGTATTAACTTATTTAGGCGTTACCGATGTAGTAGGCAGCAACCACGGCATAAGGTTATATCGATCTATTAAACGTAGATTGCCTAGCTTCTTAAATCTGCCAGAGATGCAATATGAACGTTTTATGGGCTACGATAAATTAGGCATAAAATTTAGTCCCCAGGGTATTGACTGGGCACCTGGCTGGATAGCAGTTCACGGAGACACCTTCCCACTTAGTCAAATCCCAGGACAAACAGCCTTAAATGGGGCTAGGAGACACGGAAAGAGCGTGGTCTGTGGTCACACACACAGATTAGGGCAAACAGCCTTCACAGAGGCATCTAAAGGTCAATTTGGGCGTACTGTATGGGGTGTAGAAGTCGGTTGTATGGTAAATTTAAGCTCTAGCGGTATGGCCTACACAAGGGGCTATGCCAACTGGCAGACAGGATTCGTGGTGGCCTACGTAAAGGATCGTAAAGTACAGATAGTTACGATACCCATAAATCTTGATGGCAGTTTTATCTTTGAAGGGAAGGTCTATGGGGCTAGATAGCGATTACGCTGAGCGCACGATAGATGACCATATAGACGACCTTGACGATATTAACGTTATCTAATCGTTATACAAAAACACCCTTAAACTATCCACAAAGTCGTACACAGGTGCAACACTATGCCTGTGCCACAAAGTATGTGGTCACAGATTGGGCTACAAAATGACACTTGAACTAGCTATATATTTATTTATAGGGCTGAGTATGGCGTGGTTACTATTAGTAACACGTATTGATGATCTAAAGCAGACTCATTACTGGCGAGGTCGTAAAGATGGCTGGGATATGCACCGCAGGATGATTCAAAACAAAATAAAGTCAGATGAGGTATTTGACTATGACAAAAACTGAGCAACTTTTTGCATCCGTCATTGAGGTCTTGCACCAAAGAGGTGTCAATTACGGCCACCCTATCGGAAACCATAAAAGGATCGCAGAGCTATGGTCGGCTTACCTTGGTTATCCAATACAAGCAAACGAAGTTGCAGTACTTATGTGCCTGGTCAAAATCAGCAGAATGGCAGAGGATGCACGAGTCACTGACAATTACACAGATGCACTCGGATATATCGCCATCGCTAAAACAATAACAGAAGCTATGCAGGATGAGGATGGAGTGTGGGCAGATGGCATTTAATTTAGAGGACTACACCACAGTTCAAGAGAGATCAAACATATTTTGGGAAAGGTATCCGAATGGAGCAGTACGAACAAAGATTATCTCGGAGTCAGACACTAGAGTCATTGTTGTATGTGAATTATTTAGGGACTCAGCTGATGAAAAACCATTCGCAACAGGTCACGCCAAAGAGGTCATTTCCGATAGGGGTGTCAATAGAGATTTTGCGCTGGAAAATTGCGAGACTTCGGCTAGAGGCGTTGCTTTTAAAGCGGCTAATATCGGTACTGAAAAAAATGGACCAAGTAGAGAAGAAATGGTTAGGGTAAGTGAAAAACAAACCGAACCATTTAGACCTAAATATGGCAGACCAGGATCTAAATCAGCTGCGATGGAGTATGCGTTACATATTGTTGATGCACAGTCTAAAGATAATAGCAACGAGCCTAAACCTGTTGCTTGGTCTGTTGGGGAAAGCATTACTCAAATTGCTGAAGTGGTCGATGTTAGTTTTACTTGCAGGCACGGTGATATGGTAAAGAAAGAAGGCATCGCCAAGGCTACAAATAAACCATACGCAGGTTATGTCTGCACAGCACCGAAAGCAGAGCAGTGCGATGCTAAGTGGGCAAAATTTACAGCTGGCACTTGGTTTTGGCCAGATGATACGGAAAGCGGAAAGGGGGGCGAATAATGGGATACGTTGAAATTTTACGAGGCGGACCTTACCTGGAGCGCATAGAGAACGACCAGGTAAAGTATGTGCCGTCTACCGATGTTTGTGTAGCTTGTAATGATGACAGGCTAATACATTCAGGTAATTTCTTGGTATGTACACAATGCCACTGTAGGCAATAAGGATATTACCATAATGCACCCACAATTTCGATGTAACGGATGCAAACGTGATACCGAGTTCCTATGGCTAAATAAGCTGGATACGCCAGAGGGATTTAAGGCTTATCAGTGTATGGAATGTGGTTGCACTGGTGTTAAGAATGTTGTAGAAGCTTTGCATATTCCAGACTCGGATATATGCAGATGTGATAAGTGTGGTAGTTGGAAGTTTGAAACCGTGGTCTGCCACACTTGCCAACTGATAGGAGCAAAGTAATGCCTACCTATGAATATAGCTGTAATGAATGCGGCACCTATGGATCCATTCACCAGTCATTTACTGAGGATGTGCCAGTGATGCAGTGCCCTAAATGTCAAATAACTATGGCTCGTATCTACTCGGCGCCAGGGCTTATCTTCAAGGGTGGCGGCTGGGGTGGCAAGAAATGATCTTAGAGGATCAGATGTTTAATTACATTAAAAGGCGTTATGTGCCTGATTTAGAAAGATCCCAGGAGTTTGATACGTGGGATTGCATATCACAGCAAAGCCGTATGTATATTGAGTTAAAGGCTAGGCGTAACCATTACACAGAGCTGCTTATAGAAAAATCTAAGTATGAATCATTGACTATTACTGCTATGCGTAAGAATTACACAGCCTGGTATATCAACGCCACACCATTAGGTTTATGGGCGTTCAACTTGACAAAACTTGATAAGCCAGTATGGAAAGATCGGCCTATGCCTAGCAGTACAGAGTTTGCTGATAAATCACAACGCATAAAACAGGTGGGCTATTTGAAGCTAGTAGATGGGATACAAATGTAATGCCTATTGCCACAGCTGATGATTGGGCTAAACAAAACAAATTGCGCCAAGAATGGTTGGCTAATAACCCAGATGCTACTTATATCGGATGGACTTCTATATGAAATTTAACGCTCGATTTGACATCGTATGCTAGGCTCTAGTGAAGCAGTGGCTCACAAAGCCACAAGGCGAGCCCGACAGGGAAAGCTCGCAAGGTGCTGGCTAGTTGGGATCGCTCTATTCATAGTTAATCTTTGCTTTGTAAAGACTAATTCC